ACTACCAGTTTCACTTAAATTTTCGTGTTGATATCTTGCTGATCTACTACCTCTATCAAGTATGGTATAATCACCTCCTTGATTGTCTGTTTTATCTATCTTAAACTGAGAACCAGCACCACCACCTACAAATATCTCTAAGTCTCTTTCAACTTTGATTTGCATGTTAGTATTTGCTTGTGATTGAATTATACCAACATTAGAACCTTCAAATGTTAATGTAGGTCCATCGTTAAATGAACTTTGTGCATCATCTCTAATTACTAATGTTGCATTAACACCTGGTTCATTTCTTGAAACTATCATTGAACCTGTTACACCTAATGAACCTGTAATTTGAGCACTACCTGTATATGGAAATGCATCTACTGCTCCTTCTAAATATGATGCGGTTAAAGCATATGATGAACTTACTGCGTTATCAACTACTATAGATGATGATATTACTGCTTGTGGTACACCATTTGCATCACCTAACCATAAATAATCTTCTTGTATATTAGGTAAATCATTTGTTCTTTGAATACATGAAACAACTATCTCACCATTATTTTGTTGTACTCTTCCAATTATACCTACATTTTGTATAAGGTTAGTTCCTGTGGGTTTAACATTTGTAAATCCTCCACCTACATCTACATAAACAGTATCTCCTACTGCTGGATTAGTTAAACCAGTAACTGTATCTATATTAAGAAAATCTCCTGTTATAATAACTTCAATGTCATCATTATTAACCGCATTAGTAAGTATTAAACCAATTGCAGGCATAGTAGCAGCATCATCTGCTTCTGCTCTACTAACTTCAGGTTTTGATTGACCAAGATTATATCCACTAATGTATACTGGATCTCCTTTAGTTAAAGTTTCTTTTGCAATTGCTGGGATTTGTAATTTTGTAGAGCGTACCGCATTTTCTGCTTCTTGTGCAAATGTAGCATAAGAGGCACTAATAGCACTATCTGCATTTATAGCATGAGATGATGATACAGCATAACTTGAACTTATCGTAGTATCTGCGTCTACTGCGTGAGATGAACTAATAGCATAACTAGCTGATACGGGTATGAATTCTGTACCTGTAGCTGTTCCAAGTACGTTAAAAGCACCACTAGCGCTTCTTTGTACTAAGTTTTGAAATGATTGGCTAATGTATAAGCCTGATAGATCTTGCATATTATATTATATTTTATTTGGATTATTTCCTGGAGGTGGATAACTTGGATACGCTGAGTTAACAATTGGTAATCCTGCTTTCTGAGCTAAATTTAAATAAACTGCTCTTGTATTTCGCTGCATTACAATTGGTGAACGATATTGTGAACCATAATCCGGTATAAACTGGTATAATTCAGTATTTTGTCCTAATTCAGGGAATAAATTATATTTTTCACTTAAATATTTTGATAATGTATCTGAATAAAATTGTTGTTTATTAAATATAGATTGACGTTTAGTATCATACATTGTTTTATCAACGTTTTGACTATTTTCTCCCCCTGTAGGTGTTAATAAACCATTATTTCTTGTTCTAACATAAACATTTTCTGTAATGTTATATAATGAAGCATAAATTAATGCTGGTTGAATATAATCATCTACTAATGTTTGATATGAACCACTAATTGAGTTAGTATCGATTTTCTCTATCAAAACATTGTATAGTTTAGTACCAATAATTGGTTGTATAACTATATCTTGAGCTTCTCTAATGGCATTAACCATTAACGAGTCATCAACTGATTCGTTTACATCGCTAAATGCTCTTACTTTAGCCTCGCTTATTAATAATGTAGTTGTCATATTTTTATGCTGTTAAAGGTGAACTATCTTCAATTTTATCATCTAATACTGCTTCATCCTCTATATCTGATTCCTGTGATGTTACTACTTCTGCTTCTTCTGCATCATCATATTCAAATAATGGATTTTTCTGTATTACACCTAATGTTATATCACCATAATTTAATTCTAATAAACCTTCAAACGTAGCTAATATGCTTTGTTGAAATGGTAATACAACTGTGTTTAAGAATAATCTATATGCTGTTTCTAATTCTTCAGCATTATTACCTAATCCAGTGTTTTCTTTAATTCCTAAAAGTGCTGGGCTTGTTATACGATGACTCGTTAAAATTTTCTGTGAAACAACGTCATTTAACGTGGTATAATAATCGTCCGCCCCATTCTGTGGAATAGGAGTTATATCTGGTTTTAACGTTGGATCTGCAACGTCCATATAAAGCATATTTCCTGCATTACTAGTACCTTCGTATTGTAATCTTAACATGTTTTCTATAGCCATTCGTTCTTCATCATTTGCATTTGTATAAGTTGTAATTGCAAGTGATGGTGCTAAACCATTTTTAATATTTGATATATGAAAGTTATCAACTTCCTGATCTAAGTCGATTACTTTAGAACCTCCCACGTAGTCAGGTAGAGGATAGTATTGTTGTCCTGGTCTGTAAGGATTGTGGTACAACAATTGTTTTGGTTCCTCATTACGTTTAAATAAATTAAATGCTGGTAATTGAGGTAATTTTTTATCATCTTGTTCTATATTATAATTCCAAATGGGTTTCCATTCTGAAGAAATATAAAATCCTGGTATTTTGTTTCTATCGTCTTTTTCCATTGCTCGAACGTGACTAAAGTCAACGTGATAGACTTCTGCAATTTTGCTTCTATCTCTAGAGTAAATAATCTCTAAAGCATATCCGCCAAATAATTTATAATCTAAAGCTACTTTACCGAAGATATCATTCCATGATTCTCCTTCTCTGTTAGCAACTTTTAATATGTCTTCATCTTCTGTTATTAATCCTTCACCTGTAATTGCTTGAACAATTGCGTTAACACATGAAGCGTGAGTTGAAGATTGGTTGTATAATGAAATTAAATATTCTGGATACTGATTATCAGCTCCAAATTTCATATACTTAGGCATATCGGGATGTGATTCCCTATATGGGTTAGATTCTCTATCAAATCCGTTATGTACGGACATTTTTTCCTTCTTAATTGACGAGAAATTAAATTTTGATTTTTCCATTAGTTTTGATATGTGTTAAATGTTCCATTCTCATTATTGGATACATAATCTGTAATAGCTGGATCATTTGAACCTGATACCCATACTCGTTCTGTATCAATGAATCCACCATCAGCTTTATTAGTAAAATATTCTTGAAATATATTCCATATATAATCTAATCTAGCAATAGGAAATGCATTATTATCAGCCCATTTTAAGGCTGTAGTATCCCAAATAGCTGGTTCAGTAACCTCTATATAAGGTGAAATATCTGCAAACCATTGTCCTGAAGCTGTAGGTGCTAGGTTTTGGCTAGTTTCAACTAATATCCATCCATCTCCACCTTGAGTTTTATTAGATATAATACTACCTGATAATTCCCATGTTGATTGGTCATAACTACTAGTTAATTCAAATAAAACCTCAGATGCACTTACGATCCTATTGACCCATAAGGCATTTGTTTCTTCTCCGCTTGAACTATAGTTTAGTCTAATCACAGTAATAAATATGTTTTTATTGTAAGGTAATCCTAAAATAGGGGGTAGAGTTATCTCCACCCCCTTTATTTAGGTAATAATTGTATATTAGTTGGAAGTTGTAATTCCTGATAATACACCTGATAAATTAGATCCACTTACTTCACTTGCTGGGAAAGGTTCGTCTCCCATGAATGATAAAGTGTATCCATTTAGGTCTCCAAAAGCTGTACCGGTTTGTCCAGTTCCACCTGATAACGTCATTCCGTTTTCTTGGCCTAAGTAGAAAAATTGTCCTACTCCGCCGTCTTCGGTTCCGTTATTAGTTTGAACTATAATCTTAAGGTCTGGGTTTTGAGCCAATACCTTAACTTGATTACGAGTTGACGATTGTAATTTCTGAAATGGTGCGTTTACTACTTGTTCGTAATAAACTGTTCCATTTTCGATACTACTGTTAATAGTTTCTGTAAAGTCACCTGTGTTTTTAGCTAATTCAAATAAGAAGAATGTGCCTGATCCACTGATTGCTGTAATTAAACCATTATCTGCGCCTGTTACTGAACTAACTGATCCACTTAGAATGTATAGTTGGCGTAAGCCTCCCATGTTGTCGCGACATCCAAGTTGAAAGCCACTAGTTATATCACATGCCATAATTTATAGTGTTTTGTTAGTTAATAATCGGTTAAAGCTTAGGCTAAATCGTTAGACACGTAATATGCTGGGTGTCCAATTTGAGTTCCTAATTTGTTTCTTAGTCTGTATTTTAGTGTATCAGAATTGATATCATACCATAACTGGTAGTTTGATGTATCTGAAACTAAATCAGTTCCTACGTACATATCAGATGCAGGTCCTAATACTACTCTTTCAGAGTTTCTTAATCCCCATCCACCTACGATAACTACGTTTGGATATCCTGGTAAAGGTACTTCATAGTATCCACCTCTTGACTTCACAG